GCTAATTGGGTTTTTTAACAGCTAGCTAAACTGGATATTTTTATTTTATCAAATTTCGTAATTTAAGATTTATATATGTACATAATTGTGGGTGTGAATTGAGTTATTAACTATGATCAAATACACTACAAGTAACTGCAATTTCTTGAAGCTACCGGTAGTGTTTTTGCTATTCATAGGTCAGTGATGGAACGAAAGTCATTGCCTCTAAGTCCATTGCGGATTACACTAACACCTTGGGGAGCATAAGCCCTCGCTAGCAATCCGGCGACGTTAACTGTAGCGTTAACTGCACGTGACTGCCATTGAGGAGCAAATCTATCCAACCAAGTAGTGACCGTCTGCATAGGATTAAAAACATTTACTGCGGGTGGGATTACGGGCGACTCTATAGCTGACCCAGAAGGATAAAGTTCTAAATCAACGACTTTAACCAAATTTATGTTTAGACATGACTGTACAGCTGGAATTCCTTTCCAAGCTATACACATTCCATACATATTTTCTGCGTCCACTGCTGAGAGTGTTGAAGTACTGCTTCCAACAACACCTACTTCCCAAACAGTATCGGTGGCGAGACTTGCATTAGATCTCTCACCACCACCTGTTCTGAAAATAGAAGATGTATCTGTCGGACGCCAAATAACTTCATGCCCTGTAACTTGTAACCTTTCACGCTCTCCAGCAAATGCAAAAAGAGTATCCACTGGAATGGGAGCGATTATAGTACTAGTTGTATTTGAAAAAAGAGCCCGTAGAGGCAGATTTTTAATAATAGCAACTTGACCTGATATATCACTAAGCTTTCCAGTGTACTCCAATTGAAGACACGCTGACATCGTTTTTGCTCTACCAAACACTGAACCAAGAGTAGTGCTAGCCGGATCGGGATAAGAATAACCTGAATTATTAACTCCACCTGTGCCTGTTCCAAACGGAGCAGCATTTGTGTTAATAGGTGTCGCTGAAGAAGAAGTACTCTCCCAATACACCAAGTTAGCAGGACTAGCTCCCACACCTGCATTATGATAACTAGGAAACCAAGCTATGTATCCGCAAGTTGAAGTCGCAATACCGTTCCCTGTAATGGAACTCCTAATGCGCTCAGTAATTGCCCCACTACCAATTGTTCTGGATATGGGTCCCATACATGGGTTAGATACAAGTTTTATTCCTTGTCTTATTTCTGCAGGCATAGAAGCATTTACATTCCTCTTCTTTGTCCTTTTCTTTCTGTTCTTAACCTTACTCTTTTTACGTTTAAGTGTAATAACTCTTGTGACCACAACATTTTTCTTTTTCTTAGCCATAATGTTTTTTCTATTTATTTATATCTTCCCTGACTACTCTGCAAGATGGTCTTTCTAGCAAAGCAGGGCTCTTTTAACGTCATACCGGGACGTGCACACCTATTTATAAAAAATAAGTGTTATTAGGACTGGGGTCTCCTGGGTAATCTTTTTTAATCAATTTGTTAAAAACGGGGTCGATCACCAATGAAGGGACGGATTGTACTTTATCATAAAGAGATTCAACTCGACTAATGTCTTCTGCTGTAATCCCATAACGTTTATAATACATCCCCATCACTTCATTTCTATCAATCACTCCTGCTACTTTCACTCTATACCTTTTATCATCAACGATAAAGTCTGCTTTATATTTTTCAGACAACCTTTCACAGGTCGATATAAATTTGCCAAAAATAGGGTAAGAATGGTCAATAGTCCCATAACCTTTTGCTATAGCATTTAAACACAAACACATAGCTTTATTTTGATCCTTAGTGCCGGCTATCACTTTCGGATCCTTCAACGTCTTCCCAGCTTTCAATACTTGACTAGGAAGGGGGTACCATACTCCACTCACGAACCAACCTTTTAGGAATGTCATATCTGATAAACTATTGGATTCTACACCAGAGGTCTTAAAACCTAGTGTTTTACAAGTTTCCTTAAAAGTTAACAGATATGGTTTTCCCAAAGTCTCAGCTTCCAATACTCTATAAATATGTATCAGATAAGCCATCATGGTATCATGCGAGTTTATTACGGTGGTTAGTTTTTCCCCGGTATTCAACGTTGGTGCTGTTTTTGCAATTATTTTTAAATCATTGCGCCCACAGCTGAAGGCTTGAC